AGTGTATTCACCTGCTGTGCCTGGTGGATTCCAGTTAACTCCTCCACCATTGTATCCGAAACCATATCCTCCATTAGTACAACCCACTAAAAGTGGTGCTACTAAGAGTAGTAATTTTCTCATCGATTAATCAATTTCTTAATTGGTATTTGTCTTACTTTATCTATAACATCCATCTCAACCCTTTCCGCAATCTTGTCTAGAATATTGACATCAATATGCATAAAGGGTGGAATAATTCCAAGTATGCGAAGTAATCCATCAACAAACAATGCAAGGGTAGTAAATCCAAGAATCATACTAATGATTGTTGCTTCTCTATTATGCTTTGCCATTGATGCTTCGTCAATAGCACGTGCCTCTTCAACAGCAGCACGGATCAAAATATCCACTTCCTCTTTCGTATAACACAAATGAGGGAGGATCTTTTTGATTGCCTCTTCGGTCATTGTATCAGTATGAACTGTTATAGTATCTATTATATCACATCATTTCGTGAATGTGTGTTGATGGGCGTTCCCCCATCTTCGCTTTCTTATCCCTATCCAGTTCATACAACTTATTCATCATCTTTTGTTTCTTTTCAATGTCGTCGAGTTTCTTTTGTACGTCCTTAAGTTCAGACTCAATCGATCTGTCGGTCATTTAAATTTTAAAATGCTTCTCTCAAACCTCCCCACAAAGAAGAGTACAGTAGGTTGTTGATTTGAGTAGAAGTATTTATACTTTTACTGTACTGTGCTTGGGTGACTAGTATAAGAATACCATCCAGTTGCAATATATTTAGTTTGAGTTTTACTGACGACTCCTTTATGTTGGTGAGTAAAATGTGCTGGCCAAATGACCAATCTTCCTTCCTTTGCCTCAAGAGTTTTATCATAACAACTAAAATATGTTCCACCTTCATCAGTAATAGTATTCAAATATATCATCCATGCCAACATCCTATGTGCAGTAGCTTCTCCTGAAGATTCACAATGTAAGGCATGATAACCATCACCTGGATCATATTTTTGTATATTGTATATATTACAAATATTCCAAGAATCAAGGTTATCTACACTAGGGTATAATTCACGATAAAAAGGGGTATATTTATTTAAAGCATCTACAATAATTTTATCTACAAAAATCTGATTATTTAATAAAGTTTTATAAGGATCTACTTCCCAATCACTCTTAACTCTCGTATCTATTGCACCAGAACCATCTTCATTCATAACTGCTCCTCTTCCTAAAGGTTCAGTTTCAACCCATTTAATTATCTCTTTACAATCATAAGAAGAAATTGCATTATCATATATTCCAATAAAATCAGGATTAGACCTAATAGAACTAGTTAAAAGTCGACTTTTATCTGAGTCCCAATCTTTCAGGTAGTCGGGCATACGCACTTTGAGGATTTGAGATTGCCATCCTATCATCATTGGTCTACTATGATTATCCATGTATAATCTCGATTATGTATATTATAGCATAAAAAAGGGGGTGTGTAACCCCCTTATAATTATCAGTCTTTAGATGCTGCTTTCTTTTTGTCGTCCTGCTTTTTCAAGTAACCCTTAAGTTGCTTTAACTTAATTTTACGCATCATATCAGAACGCTTGCTGATATATGGAGGATTGGTTTTTTCAATCGCTTTGATTGCCATATCACCAATACCTTCATCAACTTCAACTGTCTCTTCACTGACTGCCTTCTTAACTTTACCAGCAAACTTAACAGTACCACTAACACCTTTCTTAAATCCTTTTGCGAATTCCTTCACACGCTTCTCTGGTACTTTACCTGCTGCTCTTGCTTTGTTGTGTCTCTCAACACCCTTCTTAACAGCATCACCTACTCTACCTAACAATCCTTTCTTAGAAGTTGGTTTTGTTGGTTGAGTTTTCTTAGCAGTTTTAACTGCCTTCTCTACCTTCTTAACTGTTGCTGCTTTCTTCTTAGGTGCTGCTTTTGGTTTCCTTACAGTAACTTTAGCAACTGCTTTCTTCTTAGCAGTTTTGCCTTCTGGTGCTTCTTCGTCACCATAGTTACGTTTAGCAGCAGCAGTGTTAGCATACTCACCTTTACCTGCTTTCTTTCTTGCTGCATCACCAGCATCAACCTTTGCCTTTACCTTTGCATATGAAGGTGCTTTAGCAGATGCCTTTCTTGCTGCTCTCTCTTCATTAAGTTCTTCAATAGGATCAATAACAAAATCTACAAAATCTTCTAATCCAACTTCATCGATGATCTGATCAAGACCCTCCTCATTAATACCTTCTGAGAAGAAATAATCAGAAGCAATTTCTACAGCAGAATCAATCCACTCTTCAGTTAAGTCAACACTCTCGTTAGTGTGTGCGAATGCTTTTTTCATTTTAGCTATTGCATCTCCTTGTAAATGTGGGGGTAATTTTGATTCTTTTTTCTTGTCTGCTTTCTTTTTAGCATCACCCAGTTTACTATGTTCTATTTCTGGTTGCCATCCTTTTCCTTCTTCCACTTTTGCACCTCTTACTTTTTTCTCACCACGTTTAGCCCAATGAGTACCTTTTCTTAATTGAGATTGACCTCCTTGATTCCAACCTACCTTACCAAATTTACGTTCGTTACGATCCTTTTCTTTTCCAGCACTACTCATTACACCATGCTTTACGGTATCAACCTTTGCTTCTTCTACTGAACTAGGTGTTCCATCACCATGCTCTATCACTTTACCATCTTTATCTTTTTGATGATGTTCTTTAGTCACAGTTGCCTTACCACCTTTACCTTTAATACTGTCAGCAAATTTCTTAGCATCCTTCTCATCCTTATATGAGAACTGAGATGGTTTTCCCTCTTCACCTTTGTCCTTAGCAAGCACTCTATACGCTTCTTTCCTCAAACCTAAACGACCTAAAAGAGATTTTTTCTTAGGTGTAGACTTTTTATATCCATGACGTTTAGCATAATCCATATAGGATTCACCCGACTTTCTCTTTTTAGGATCAGATTTTGGTTTAGATGCAGCAGCACGGTCTTCACGAGCACGTTGATTTGCACCAGGACCACCCAACTTCTTATCCTTCTCTGGATCAGGATGCCAATGGTCACCCCTTTCATTGATAGTTGCTTTCATGTTATCCATAATGGTATGATGGTTTGTTGGTTTTACCTAGTTTTCCTTTTCTAACTTTCGTTCCAGAAGTTTCTCCCTGTCCAGAAGGATTCTTTCCTGGTTTTGCCTTTCCTACACTTATAGACTTAGAAGGTTTCTTTGATTCAGTATCATGTAGTTTAGCAGATTTACCTGCTTTCTTTGTGATTACTGATTCCTGTCCATGTTTGCGACCCAATCGTCGCATAACTTTACCAAAGCGACGCTTACTCATTCCCTTACCTGGAGAGGTTTGGTATGAGACTTCACGTCCAGTGCCTTCACCTGATGAATATTTATATTCTCCGACTCCTTTCTTGTAACCAATACCCTTTTTCTTGAGATCTTTCTCAAGGTTTTTTCTACCAGATCTGTTTTTCTTTTCATCGGTTCCCCGATCAGCAGAAATATTTCCAGTAGTTTTAGACTTTGCTTTTGAAAGCATCCTTGAAGTAGGATTACCTTCAACCAAGTTTATGAAATCTTTGTAATACATAACTTTCAGATTATCTTTAAGTGCCATTTTATTAGCAGTTTTATGCATGACTTCCTTATCACGTTTGCCGTATAACTTAGACCAACGTCTTTTACCCTTCATCATACCTCTAATGTATTTCTTAGCG